GCTTCCATCCCTGCGAAAAGGAATGCGCGCGCACATTGAGCGCCAATATAGTACAATCACCTACTGATAGCAATATACCGGCTGTACCGATGAATGCGGGCGATATGGTTGCATTCGAGGCGGATGAGCAGAGCTTTAACGGCATTATTACGTCCGTGCAAAGGTCTACGGCGAGCAGCACAATTACTATAACTGCTAAGGATTGCGGAATATACGTTAAACGGAACAAGATAGTCCAGAAAATAAAGAATATGACAGCCGAGGCGGCTGCGGAAGCATTTCTGACTGCGAACGGAATGAACGTAGGCGCACTTGTGCCTACGGGGTACACCTTTAGCAGGTATTTTATGAACGTGACGCTATACGAAGCGATAATGACGGGCTATGCTTTGGCTGCTGCTCAAAACGGCAATGCGTATATGCTGCGCGTGGATGGCAATGCCGTAAGCGTGATAGAAAAGGGCGCATATATTGCGGCTGTAATACGCGGCGGTGAAAACCTTATGGATGCATCATACAGCGAATCTGGCGAGAATATAACAAATCAGGTCGCTATATATGATGCGAGTGGTAAATTGAAGCAAACCGTTACGGGTGATACGACCATGGGAGTGATGCGCGAGAAAATAATCGAATCGTCATCGAGGGCAGAATCGATAGCGGCCGCGAATGAAATGATACGAAAGAATGCGCTCAAACGCAATGCAACGGTAACGAATGTAGGCAATGCCGAATGTATATCGGGTAATGCTGTATTTGTATATGAGCCGTTCACGGGCTTGTATGGGAAATTCTATGTTGCGTCAGATGTGCATACGTGGAAAAATGGCCTATATACAAATAAGCTTACGCTCGCATGGAAAGCTACGATGGACGCTAAAGCCGCAGGTGAGGCAATATCCAAAGGCAACAAAAGGAATACCCAAGTTGAATCAGGATTCTATTTATACGACTGGGATGCGACTAAGGGAAAATAAACATATATGGAAAAGAATGAAAATCCATATCTTGGTATGGCCGAGATGATGGGGAAGACGGCAGAGGGGAATGGGCCTAAAAGTGGCGGCTGTATGACGGGAACCGTAAAAAGCACTACCCCTCTTGTGATAAGCTGCGCTGGCATGGATATAGACGGAGAAGCATTGTATATAAATGCTGAGCTGATGAAGGATTATAAACGGGA